TCTCTATATACTGTATAATATATAAGGTTTTATAAATAAGTAAGGCTAAAATACTTTTGCTTTATTTAAAACATATCTGAAAAAATTTTGCAAAATTTTTTTTCGAATGCACTTATGGATATAGAAAAATTAAAAAAATTTGAAAAGCTTCCGCCTGATGTAAAAAGAGAATTAGCATTAGTAATGGCTAAGTGGAAAGATAAGAAAAAAGAATCTACAATTAGAAATGACTTTATGGCATTCGTTAAACACGTTTGGCCTGATTTTGTAGAAGGTAGACATCATAAAGAAGTTGCAGAAAAATTTAATGATATTGCAAACGGAAAAGTTAAACGTGTTATTATTAACATGGCTCCTAGACATACTAAGTCTGAGTTTGCATCTTACTTACTGCCTGCATGGATGGTTGGAAGAAATCCTAAATTAAAAATTATTCAATCTACTAACACCACAGAATTATCTGTAAGGTTTGGACGTAAAGCGAAACAACTTATGGATTCACCTGAGTACAAAGAAGTATTTCAAACAAGATTAAAAGAAGATTCACAGGCCGCTGGTAAATGGGAAACACAACAAGGTGGTGAATACTATGCTGCTGGTGTTGGCTCTGCAATTACTGGACGGGGTGCCGATCTATTAATTATTGACGACCCACACACTGAACAAGATGCAATGAATGCACAAGCATTAGATAGAACTTATGAATGGTATACATCAGGACCTAGACAACGTCTTCAACCTGGTGGAACAATTATTATTGTAATGACTAGATGGAATGAAAAAGATTTAGCAGGTAGATTAATTAAAGCACAAAAAGAACCTAAAGCGGATCAATGGGAAGTAATTCAATTTCCTGCTATCATGCCAAGCGGTAAACCCCTGTGGCCTGAATACTGGAACATAAAAGATTTAGAATCAGTTAGAGCTTCTATTCCACTTTCAAAATGGAATGCACAATATATGCAGAACCCAACTGGTGAAGAAGGTGCATTGATTAAAAGAGAATGGTGGCAACCTTGGGATGGAGAACTTCCACCATTAGAACATGTTATACAATCTTACGATACTGCTTTTATGAAAAAACAAACTGCCGATTATTCTGCAATTACTACCTGGGGTGTATTTCATCCTACAGAAGACTCTGGTCCCTGTCTCCTGTTGCTGGATGCATTGAAGGGACGATACGAGTTCCCTGAATTAAGACGTATTGCATTAGATCAATACGGCTACTGGAATCCGGAAACAGTGATTATAGAATCAAAAGCATCAGGGCTACCTCTTACTTATGAATTAAGAAAAGCAGGAATCCCGGTAATTAATTTTACTCCATCACGTGGCAATGATAAACATACTAGGGTTAATTCAGTATCCCCATTATTTGAATCAGGTAAAATATATGCACCAACAGATATGGAATTTGCTCAAGAAGTTATTGAAGAATGCGCAGCATTTCCATATGGAGATCACGACGATTTAGTGGACTCTATGACTCAGGCCGTAATGAGATTTAGACAAGGTGGCTTAATTGCTCATCCAGAAGATTATCAAGATGAGCCTTTACAACGAACTCCAAAAGTGTATTATTAGAATATTATGGCAAAAGAAGACGATATAAAATTACGAGATATGCTTAGAGCTATTGAAACTGGTGAGACAGTAGAAGATTTAGAACTACCTGATCCAGAAGAATATGATGATATGGGTGGTATTAAATCTTTAGATAGAGGCGCACCATCAATTAAAATGGCAAGTGAAACTCCTGAAGAAGAGTTTGGACTAGAATTAGATTCTCTTTACAGAGAATGGAAAGACAAAATTGAAAAGGGACTTTTTGATGGTCCTTTTGAAGATTACGCTGACAAATATTTTTCATATAAAAAACAGATGAATGAAGATAGAAAAATGGCTATGTACGGTGGTCGAATGAAATATTCTGATGGTATGAATCCAGATACAATGCAATCTCTTCCTTCTCAAAAAGATTTTAAATTTTTTGATGTAGTAGATAAAGATGCTGAAGAAGAATATTATAAAAATAAAGCAATTGAATTAGATAAGAAATATAATCCACAAAATTATATGGACGAAATAAACGTCGGTTTAAAAAATAAAGAAGGTGTATCAAAACCAAAAATAGATTTAACACCAAGTGTAGTTGAAAAATTAAAAAAGCTTCTTAAGAAAAGAGAAGAAGATAAAATAAAAAAAGCTAAAGGCGGTATCGCAGGAGTTCTGTAATGACTCCAAAACCTAAGCCAAGAAACTATTCTAAAATTTTAGAAGTTTTAAATACTCCACAAGCTGCAAAAACATTTTCCCCAAAAACATATGTTGATCTAGTAGGTCAGTATTCTAGAAAAGCTTTCGATAATGGAGAGATTTCAAAAGAAGAATATATGGAGATTGTTCAACCATTATTTGGTGACGCCGGAATCATGGCAACTGAGAAGATAAAAAAATATGAAGATGAGCTTAATAAATATGCTGATGGTGGACGAATTGGTTTTTTAACAGGTGGTGATACTAAATACAATGCAATGGTATTTAAAATGTATGCAGAAGCGGGTGGCCAAGAAGGCACTGGTATGGATATAGATACATTTGCTGAAAAGTACTTTCCTAAAATGGCACAAGGTGGCAGAATAGGATATAATGAAGGTTCACCGGATGTAGCGGAGCTTAGAAAAAGAGTTGAAGAGTTAATGGACGACGGAGAAACTTTTGGAGATGCAGTAAACAAAGCAGTAAAAGAATTAGAAAATGGTTAGAAGATTAACCAGAACAGTGCCTCCGGAATCAGGGCCCCAGAGTCAGGGCTTGAATATTTCTTATAATACTGTTAATAATATTAACCATACGGAGAAAATAAATGGCAGACGACAATATGGACAAGGCTCTCCCAAACGAGCCAAGAAAAGAATTTAATTTACCTGGTGAAGAAGAACTTCAAGAAACTTTAGTTGAAGAAATTTCTGAAAAACAAGAATCACCTGATGATGTAGAGATACAAGAAAATGAAGATGGTTCTGTTGATATTAATTTAGATCCATCAGCAGCAAGTCCTGAAGGTGGTGATGAGCATTATGCAAACCTTGCAGAATTTTTACCTGAAGAAGTTTTAGGAAGACTCGCATCAGATTTAAGTTCGAAGTATATGGATTATACTTCTTCAAGAAAAGAATGGGAAAAGACTTATACTCAAGGTTTAGATTTATTAGGTTTTAAATATGATAATCGAACAGAACCGTTTGCAGGTGCATCCGGTGCAACCCATCCAGTTTTAGCTGAAGCTGTTACTCAGTTTCAAGCATTAGCGTATAAAGAATTATTACCAGCAGATGGACCGGTCAGAACACAAGTTCTTGGAATTCCAACTCCAGAAAAAACAGATCAAGCAAGTAGAGTAAAAGATTTCATGAACTATGAAATTATGGAAAAGATGAAAGAGTACGAACCTGAGTTTGATCAAATGTTATTTAATTTACCATTAGCAGGTTCTGCATTTAAAAAAGTTTACTATGATGAAATGGAACAAAGAGCAGTTTCTAAATTTGTTCCAGCAGATGATTTAATTGTTCCGTATACAGCTACCTCATTAGATGATGCGGAAGCAATTATTCATCGAATAAAAGTTTCTGAAAATGATTTAAGAAAACAACAAGTCGCAGGTTTCTATAGAGATGTTGAATTAACTAAAGGTCCAGATACAGAATCTGAAGTTGAGAAAAAAGAGAGAGAATTAGAAGGTACACAAAAAACTGGAAACGAAGATGTATTTACTATTTTAGAATGTCATATTGATTTAGACTTAGAAGGTTTTGAAGATGTAAATCCTCAAGATGGTGAGCCGTCAGGAATTAAGATTCCATATATTGTAACTATTGAACAATCTTCTAGAGAGATTTTATCTATCAGAAGAAACTATGAAGTAGGAGATCCTAAAAAATCTAAGATACAATATTTTGTACATTTTAAATTTTTACCAGGATTAGGTTTTTATGGTTTTGGTTTAATTCATATGATTGGTGGTTTATCTAGAACTGCAACTTCTGCATTAAGACAATTATTAGATGCAGGAACATTATCAAATTTACCAGCAGGATTTAAAATGCGTGGTATTAGAATTAGAGATGATGCACAGTCTATTCAACCTGGAGAGTTTAGAGATGTAGATGCTCCTGGTGGAAATTTAAGAGATTCATTTATGATGCTTCCATTTAAAGAACCAAGTCAAACATTACTTTCATTAATGGGTATTGTTGTTCAAGCAGGTCAAAGATTTGCATCGATTGCAGATTTACAAGTTGGTGATGGCAATCAACAAGCAGCAGTTGGAACTACCGTTGCATTATTAG